TCGGATTTAAGACAAGATACGGTCTTGTTGCAAACCCATTCGCGGAAGGTACAACTCAAGGAGAGGGAGCACTTACTGCTAACGCTAACCGTTATTACAGAAGAGTTCTTGTTGATAACCTAATGTAAGCAATCGCTTATATTCTTTACAAAGACCCCTTCGGGGGTCTTTTTTTATGTTAAATAATGGGAGGTTGAACATTTCTATGAACGGACGATTGAACAAAGTTCAAATGCTTGCAAAAGTTATGCGTATGAAAGATGGTCTGCACAGACATCAGTGGTATCCTCATTGGAATGATGAAGAACGTGCTGCTGCACAGATGATATTAAATAACGTTCTTGATGTTCTAGACGAATACTGGGAGTAGTATAAATAAAATTACGGAAACAACTAATATCGTAAATGTCTTTTCCAACGCAAATAAGCAATAGGAATTTCCTTAGTCCAGGTGGTTTCCGATTTACCTTAGCGAAGTATCCTAAGATTGCATACTATTGTCAATCAGCAAACATACCCGCTATATCAGTCGGTGAACTAACTCAACCAACACCATTCAGACCTATTCCATTTGAAGGTGTATTAAACTATCAAACATTATCATTAAGATTCTTAGTAGATGAGGGTCTTGAAAACTATCTAATTATCCATAACTGGATGAGAGGACTTGGTGTTCCTGAGAAGTTTAAAGAAAGACAGGAAATGATTGACGCAAACCCTAATAATTTTTCACCAGGAATAGGTGATAAAGAATTTGCAGACGGAACTCTTACTGTATTGAATAGTAATTTTCAACCTTCATTCAATATAGTATTCAGAGATATGTTCCCAATAGCATTGAATACACTAGAGTTTGACGCTGCTTTATCTGACACCGAATACTTTAATTCTGTGGTAGAATTTAACTATCTAGATTATGAAATACGTAGTCTAACAGGAGATCGTTTAACAACCTTAAAATAAAATATGGACCCACTTGAAGTGATTAAGCAGTCTTGGGCAGGAGACTGTATTTTTGATGAAGACAAATTAGATCAAGAGTCGTTAAAGATACCATCTTTACACGCAAAGTATCAAGACTATTGGTCAAAGTATTCTTTAATACTAGAAGATAATAAGAAAAAACTTAGTGTCTTGAGGAGAGACAAGTATCTTTTTTATACTGGTAAAGCAGATGCGGAAGTATATAAAGATAATCCTTTTGATTTAAAAGTATTGAAGAATGATCTGAATACTTTTATGGAAGCAGACGAGGACATACAGACTCAGCAATTAAAAATAGCATACTTTGAAACTGTTATAAATTATTTGGAAGGGGTGTTAAAACAAATTAACAACAGAACCTACCACATTAAAAATGCCCTTGAACATAGACGTTTTGAAGCAGGTTTCTAATGACCCTCATCACAAAGAAGAATGAAGTCTTCTTGCGAGTTGATGCTGATCCACACATCCATCAAGAACTATCAGATTATTTTACTTTTGAAGTACCTAATGCAAAATTTTTACAGAAGCAGAGAAGGTACAAATACTGGGACGGAAAGATCAGATTATATTCACCTGGAAATGGTGAATTATATGTTGGGTTATATGATTACCTAGTTGAATGGTTAGATAGAAAAGGTTATAATTACAGTGTACAGTCAAACAAACAGTATGGAGAACCCAATGAGTCGGAAGAATTTGTCACCCCTGAGTCTGTTGCTTCCTTTGTTAGAGGTCTCAATCTGCCTTTCAAGATCAGAGGATACCAACTTAGAGGACTTTATTGTAGCATTAAGTATAACCGAAGACTTCTATTATCACCAACTGGATCTGGGAAATCGTTAATCATCTATACTTTAATTAGATGGCACTTGTTTCACGAAAGAAATATACTTATTATCGTACCCACTACATCATTAGTAGAACAATTATTCAAAGACTTTCAAGATTATGGATGGAATGCAAGAGAACACGTTAACAAAATCTATGCAGGGAAAGAACGTTATAGAGAATCTCCTGTTGTCATTTCTACGTGGCAATCTATCTACAAAGAACCTCGCAATTTCTTTAATAGGTTTGATGTTGTTATCGGGGATGAGGCACACCTTTACAAAGCAAAGTCTCTAACAAAATTACTAACCAAAATGCACAGTTGTAAGTATCGTATTGGTCTTACAGGTACTCTTGATGGTATGCAATGTCATCAATTACAACTAGAAGGATTGTTTGGTCCAGTAGAAAAAGTAATTAGAACTGATGAGTTACAGAAGAAAGGATACTTATCAGATTTAAAAATAAATGTATTAGTATGTAAGCACGAATATATTGAGTTTGAAAACTATCAGGAAGAGATAGAGTATATAATTACACACCCAAAACGAAATAAGATCATAGTAAACCTAGCGTCAGATCTATCTGGTAATACCCTTGTGCTATTTAATTACATTGAAAGACACGGAGACGTTCTTAGAGATATGCTAAATAGTAAAAAGGGAGATAAAAAACTCTTTTATATTCACGGAGGAACTGATACTTCTGAACGGGAAATGGTGAGAGAGATATGTGAGGTGACTAGCAATGCTATCATTCTTGCATCGTACGGTACATTCAGTACGGGTATTAATATTAAGAACCTACATAATGTAATCTTTGCTTCACCATCCAAGTCTAGAATCAGAAACCTTCAATCCATAGGAAGGACACTTAGGAAACACGATTCCAAAGCACGTGCTTATCTGTATGACTTTGCTGATGATATTAGTAATGAGTACAACCGAAATATGACTTTGAACCATATGGTTTTTAGGATTAAGACATATAATGATGAAAAATTTGACTACTCAGTAACAGAAATTAATCTCAGGAAGTAAAACAATGTCACTCAATTACGTCAAACACGAAGAAGAATTTTTAGGAGTTGCTAAACTTACTAATGGGGATGAGGTTATTGGTAAGTTTACAGTTGTAAAGGATACAGATGGTACAGATGTTGTATTCATAGTTGATCCTGCTAAAGTACATCACGGATCAATCAATACAGCAGACGGAAAAAGAACTGAGATGGTTGGTCTAAAGAGGTGGATGTATTTTTCTGATGAAGAATTTTTTATAGTTCCTGATAATCAAATTATTTCACTTGCTCCGCAGTCGGTCGAGGCGACGATGATGTATAAGATGTTTGTTCGTCAAGAGTTTGAACGCACAAGTCTATCAGACTTAAAAGAACAAAACGAACTACCCCCAAATCCTAATCAAGGATTCTTAGGTACTGTTGAAGATAACCGTAAAAAGTTTGAAGATCTCTTTAATAAACCTTTAGAGTAGTTATAACCATCCCTTGAACCCTTACAGTGTTAATTGTACAGATAATTGTAACTCTTGTCAACCCCTATTGACGTTTCCTAACAAATAAGGTACTATAAGGTATAGGAAATCTAGTCATCAATGGCGATCTCAATGCCAAGAAGAAAACAAAAGAGTCAGCATTACGTTGACAACAAAAAATTTTTAGAAGCACTTATCAATCATAAAGAAAGGATAAAGCGTGCAGCATCTCAGGACAAACCTAAACCAAGGATACCAGAGTATGTAGGAGACTGCTTTTTAAAAATCGCGACGCACCTTTCGTATAGACCAAACTTCATAAACTATATGTACAAAGAAGATATGGTTTCAGATGGTATAGAAAACTGTGTTCAGTATATTGATAACTTTGATCCAAATAAATCTAAGAATCCATTTGCATATTTTACACAAATAGTTTACTTTGCTTTTTTAAGAAGGATTGCAAAAGAGAAAAGACAGCAATCAATTAGAGAAAAAATTATAGAGAAGTCTGGTTTTGATCAGATCTTCCACACTGACGGTGATGTAGATCCTGCTACACTAAACAATATTAAAACTCGTATTGAGATGAACAACAGATACCAATGAAAGTTGATAGGTACTATGATCCATACGAGGATCTTGAAGCACAATGTCTAGAAGAACTAGAACACATCGCCAAGTCACTAGGCGGTAATATGAAAAAACTGACCAGAGCAGATTACTCTGGAAGATCATCAAAAGTTATTGAAATTGAGTATGAAATTAACGAAGGAACTAATTGACAAGATACAAGAAGCAATGCTTCATACCAAGAAAGATGGTACTGTCAACTGGAAAGATACCGATGAGATTGAGGTACAATTAGCAGGAACATTTGCTGCTGACAGATTTATTGTTATTAAGAACAAAACAAAAGACCCAGTAGTATCTGCTGCACCTCATCCTGATTTCGATTACGAAAGAAAGGTCTTTACCAAAGATGGTAGAGAAGAGTATATGAAAGAATATGCAACTAAAAGATTACACAATGATATAAAAAAATCAAAATGAAAATTCTTTTAATAACTGATCAGCATTTTGGTGCTAGAAATGACAACCCAATATTCTTGGGTAAATTTAAACAGTTCTATGAACAGATAGTATTTCCTTATATTGATAGGAATAATATAGATACTGTATTTTGTTTAGGAGATACGTTTGATAAACGTAAGAGTATAAACTATCTTTCATTAGATGCAACTAGAGAAATGTGGTTTAAACCTTTACAGGATAGAGGTATCAAGATGTATATGTTGATTGGTAATCACGACATATACTTTAAGAATACTCTGAGAGTAAATGCTTGTGACCATCTACTTAAAGAATATGATAACTTAGAAATCATAAACAAACCAACAGAAGTAGTATTAGATAATAGAAAATTTCTAATGCTTCCTTGGATTTGTGACGATAATAAAAATGATATTTACCAAGCAATAGAAGATACAGATGCTACTGCTTGTATGGGACATCTAGAATTATCAGGGTTTGAAGCACTTCCTGGAATTCGTATGGAACACGGTGAAGATCCTGAGAGGTTTTCTAAGTTTAAATTAACTTGCACAGGTCACTTCCATCACAGATCAAGACAAGATAACATAATGTATCTCGGTAATCCGTACCAACTTTACTGGAATGATTACGGTGCAATTAGAGGTTTTCACACCCTAAATACTGATGACTTAAGATTAACATTCATTCAAAATCCTTTTAATATATTTGAAAAAATATTTTATGATGATACTAATAATGATTATGAAACATTACCAGACCATAAGGAACTGGTAGGAAGTTATGTAAAACTTGTAGTTCAACAAAAAGATAACCAAAAATTATTTGATCGCTACGTAAAACATTTACAAGACATAGGTGTAGCAGATTTAAAAATTATTGAAGATCTTACTCTTGAAGCAGTAGAGGTAGATGAGTCTATCAAACTAGAAGACACAATGACTATCTTAGAGAACTATGTTAATGAATTAGAGGATCACATAGATAAGAAAAATATTGTTAAAATAGTTAAGTCACTTTACCTAGAAGCACTCAACGTTTAATGTACGTCCTAACTGATAAAGCAACTGGAGGAGTCTACGCTGTCACAGATGATGAGAAAGATGAAAAGGTTGTGCAAATTTTTGTTGACAAAGATGACGCTATACGCTATTATGGACAGTTAGAGGCATTAGATTATCAACGTCCTTTGCAAATTCTAGAATTAGAAGAAGAGCAAATTAAGGCAAACTGTGTCAATCACGGTTATATGTATTGTATAATTACTCCTAACGATCTCGTTACCCCTCCTCCTGATTTAATTTTATGATTGTATTTGAAAAACTTCGTTGGAAGAATTTATTATCTACAGGCAATCAATTTACAGAATTTAATTTATGCGACACTAGGTCAACTCTAGTGATAGGAGGTAATGGCACGGGCAAATCTACAATGCTTGATGCTTTAACTTATGGATTATTTAATAGACCCTTTCGTAAAGTTAGTAAAGGTCTTTTAGTCAATTCAATTAATGATAAAGATTGTGTAGTAGAGATAGAATTTTCAGTAGGAACAGTTAGTTATAAAGTAGTGCGTGGTATGAAACCCGCTATTTTTGAGATATATCGTAACGGTGCATTGTTAGATCAAGACGCTGCTAGTAGAGACTATCAAAAATATCTAGAACAATCTGTTCTTAAACTCAACTACAAATCATTTACACAAGTGGTTATATTAGGGAGTAGTACATTTGTTCCTTTTATGCAACTTACAGCATCACATAGAAGAGAAGTTATTGAAGATTTACTGGACATACAAATCTTTTCTAATATGAATCTGTTACTAAAGGAACGTGTTAGAGATAATAATGAATCTCTAAGAGATTGTGAATATGAGTTACAGATAGCAGAAGAAAGAGTTACTGCACAGAAGAGAACTCTAGCAGCATTAACAGGTGCTAACGATGAAAGGATACAAGTATTAGAAGAACAGTTCCAAGAAAATGAAGATAATATGATGGCAATAAAAACTAAGATTGAAGAGTTGCAAACATCTATGACAGAACTAGGTGACTTTACGAGTCATATAAACGCTCTTGAATCTAAATGGGAATCAGCAAAAACTATTGAAACTAAATTAGATACTAAGATTGAAAGAATAGAAAAAGATATACAATTCTTTAATGAACATTCTACTTGCCCTACTTGTACTCAAGATATTAATGAGTCACTTAGAAATATAAAAGTTAATAATCTTGCAACTAAAGGTAATGAGTTAGACAAAGCACGTGATCAACTTAAGTTAGAGATTGCAAAGGTACGATCTAAGATGGTTGCATTTACAGAAGCAGCAGATAAGTATGCAGATATGCAAAGAGAAATACATCATCTATTAGATAAACAAGATAGGTTTGTAAAGACCAATACTAGAATACTAGGAGAGATTAAAAACTTACACGACAAACCTAATATTGCTACAGAGAAACAAACTCTTATGCAAAGACAAGCAGAGTTTGATGTTAAAGAAGATGCCTGTGCAGAAGTATCAAGACTATCAAGTGACTACAAACTTGTAAGTAGTTTATTGAAAGATGGTGGTATCAAGTCTAAAATTATTGCTAAGTATATACCTGTCATCAATCAAAACATTAATAAGTTCCTATCTAATATGGATACTTATATTAACTTTACTCTAGATGAAGAGTTTAATGAAGTTATAAAATCACGTTACAGGGATAAGTTTTCCTATGCTTCTTTCTCAGAAGGAGAGAAACAAAAGATTGATCTATCACTTCTCTTTACTTGGAGACACGTTGCTAAGATGAAAAATTCTATTGCTACAAACTTACTTATCTTAGATGAGGTCTTTGATAGTTCTCTTGACAACTATGCTACAGAAGAATTATTAAAGATACTAAAGGGATTTGGAGATGCTAATACTTTTATTATCTCACATAAAGGTGAAGTCCTACTTGACAAATTTGAAAAAACAATTAAATTTGATAAGGTAAACAATTTTTCTAAATGTGAGGAGATAGAATGAACTGTTGGCACTGTGGCACTGAATTGATTTGGGGAGCAGACTTCTCAGGAGAAGATTATGATTTACCTGAGATTGCAATAGTCACTAATCTTTCTTGTCCTAAATGTGATTCATATGTAGAGGTCTATTTACCGAAAGACGAAGACTAATGTTTGACACTCCTTATTACAGAGGAAATGATGAGTTTAAAATGCACCATCAGTTCCAGAAACATCTACATAGTAGAAGGGATGAATTTTGTGTGCCAGATAATGCTTTTAATGGAACTGGATATTCTACAATAAGATCAGACAATCGTATTCACTTAGAGTATCCTGAGTTTGGTTCATATCTTAATGAAGCAATATCAAAGTATGATGATAAACTACAATGTACTCACGCTTGGGTTAATATAAATCCACCAGGATCATATCAAACCAGACACAACCACGCTTGTTGTGATATGGCAGGTACATACTATGTGACAGTTCCAGAAGCAGACTCAGGTAACATACAATTTTATAATCCATCACCTACAGTAGAAGCAATGATGATACACCAACCATATCATTGTTCCACCCATCTTCACATACCTACAGAGAAAGACATCCTGATCTGGCCAGGGTTCTTGGACCACGAGGTAACATATAACTATTCAGATGAAGAAAGATGGAGCGTTTCGTTTATGTTATCTTTAACTCACCTAGATAGATTAGAAAGATTTCCATCTATGTTAGTCTATGATTGAAAGATTTACCGATAACAGCGAGTGGTTGGATAAACTAATCAACGATCTGGAAAAGAAAGATGAGTACAAGAGTCCCGAATTGGCAGCATCACTCGAAGAAGGAGACGAAGAGACATCTAAAACCTCAGAAACTAAGAGCAGCAAGAAAAAGATGTAGACAATTAATAAACCGTCTACTAAGTGTTTCCAAACAGTCAGGGAACGTTTAATATAGGTGTAACGAAACAAATTCAAATGACTGTTAACACTGGAGTAAAAGGCACACTTGCAAAACTACTTGCAACAGAAGACCTTGTTGTTGAGCACAAGACCTGTGAAACTGCATCTTTCGATGTTGCTCGCAGAGTCCTTACATTACCTAACTGGGAAAAAGCAACTGAAGAAGTATATGATCTTCTAGTAGCACACGAAGTAGGACACGCATTGTTCACACCTAATAGACAATGGGATGATTTACCTTGCCCTAAGTCAATCATCAACGTAACAGAAGATGCACGTATTGAGAAGTTGATGAAGAGAAAGTATGGTGGTCTTCCAAAAACATTTTATAGAGGATACAGAGAACTAGATGCTATGGATTTCTTTATGATTCCTGATGATCAAGATGAGATCAATCTAGTTGACAAGATCAATCTTCACTTCAAGTCAGGTGCATTTACTCCTATCGAATTTGCTCCAGAGCACGAGTATCTTGTAGACCTTGTAGGTGAAACAGAAACATTTGAAGATGCAATAGAAGCAGCAGTAGAAATATACAAAGTAATGCAAGAGATTGAAAAGCAAAAAGAACTAGAAAAACTTGCTGAAACAGAAGAAGGAGAAGAAGAAGGTGGTGGTAGTGGAAATCTAGGTGAAGGTGAGCAAACACCAGACCTAGAGATCATTGATCCAAATCAACCTTGGGATCAAGGACAGCAGATGCAACAAAAAGGAGTGCAAGAAGGTAAAGCATCAGGTGGTAATTCTGGTGGTGTAGACTACGATCCATTCCAATCACAAACTGATGAAGCGTTTACTCAAGGAACTAAAGATCTAACAGAAGAATCACATTACGGTCGTGATACAGTATATGTTGAACTACCAAAGAAACTAAATCCTGATCACTTTACAGTTGGTGCAGACTATCTTCTAAAGATAAACAGAGAGCATTACAGTTCTGAGAATGAATTAAAAGAAGAAGGTAAGCAAGCATCCTATGATCAAACTGTTAATGAGTACAACACCTTCTACAAGAAATCACAGAAAGAAGTAAACTATCTTGTAAAAGAGTTTGAGTGTAAGAAAGCAGCATCATCATATGCTCGTGCTAGAACCTCTCGTACAGGTGTTCTTGATACATCTAAACTACACACATACAAGTTTACTGATGACATCTTCAAGAAAGTTACTGTTCTTCCAGAAGGTAAGAATCACGGTATGATCTTCTTATTAGATTGGTCAGGTTCTATGTCTAATAACATCAGAGAAACTGTAGAGCAGGTTATCCAACTATGTTGGTTCTGTAAAAAAATCAACATCCCATTTGATGTTTACGCATTTACTAATGATGGATATGCTGCATCTTATAGAATGGATGTCAATGGTATCAAGAACGACCCAGATCATTATGGATATAAAAGTCTACACGAACCTGTTGTAGGTGAGTTTGCTCTTGAGAATGGTTTTACATTACTCAATGTAGTATCTTCAAAACAGAAAAAGAGAAACTTTGAAGATGCACTTAAGTACCTTTTCATTAATGCTACTGCTAACAACTACAGAAGTTACTACAGTTTCAAAAATGGTTTTGCTGTAAGTTATCAAATGGCACCAGGATTCGGTTTATCAGGTACACCTTTGAATGAAGCACTTGTATTGATGAAACCTGTTGTAAAAGAATTTTCCAGAAACTTAG